AGCCTGCTCAGTAAAGCGAGCAAGTCCGAGCAGCGTGTTACGAGCAACCGGCGGGATCACCAGGAAACGTCCGTCCATCGGAACGTCTTGGTCGTCCAGAGTCTGGATAACCTTACGGATACCAGCGTCGGTCAGAGCCGACTCGTTGTTCGAAGCAGCAACGTAGTTCGTCGAGCCATCGCCACCAAGAACAGCCTTGTTAAACGCCGTCGTGCCGGAACCGCCCTGAGCCTTGGAGGTCAGGCCGAGCAGGTCGGTGTCGATACGAGTAGCCAGAGCGTAGCCAGCATCGTCCGTGTAGAAACGACGCAGCGAGGACAGAGCCTGAACTTCAGCCAAGTCTTCGATCATACGGCTGTACTCATAATGCTTGTCGATCGACACAGTGATCTGCGTGCCGGTCTCTTGTTGCATCGTAACAGCGGTCTCAACAACTTTAGCAGCAGCCGAACCACGCACAGGGGCGGGGAAGTACACGGTGTCGCCTTTCTTACCTTTGAAGTTCATCTTCTTCATCAGGTTAGCAACAACGAGGTTCTTCTTATAAGCAGCAACGATTTCGTCAGACCATACGGCAGGTACAAAACCAGCGGTTTTTACTTCGGATTGAATTACAAAATCACCTGAGGGATAATTAGCCATTTTAAATTCCTTTGTTAATGAGGTTAGTTAATTACCTAACCCGACCTTCACGGTATGCTGCCATAATTTCATCTTGCATCATATCGTACTTGTCAGGATCGGTTTGCATGAGTTTAATAAGGTCTGCTCTGCGGTATACCTTCTTAGCCGGTGCTTCGTCTGTACCCTTAGCGACAGTGGTAGTGGCTGCTTTAAGAGTTTGATTGCGAGCCTCTTTCTCAGCATTGACTGTATTGCTGGCTGACTGACGGCGCTCCTTCCAAATGGAAAGAAGTTCGTCGCCTGCTTCATAGTCAAATGACCGATCTGCGCGAACAAACAACTCTGCTCTGACTCGTGACGCTGCTACCCAGTTCTGGAAAGCAGGGTCTGCTACTACTTCCTGAAAGTCAGGATGCCGAGCAGATAGTTCTTGCATGGCTCGTTGCTGCTGCATCTCTTGTGAAAGTCGTTCCGCTTCTTTAATCTTCGGATGACTCTCAATCGCCTTCTCTACCGCCTTCTTAGGATCAGCGAAGAAATCAACCTCTTCGACAGGTTCCGTTTGCAGTTGCTGTTTCGTTGCAGTTTGGGTCTTGATGAACTCGTCTACAACTTTCCGTAACTCACCGACTTCGCTACCTTGGCGACCAATTAACTTCTCGGCCTCCATGTGCATCTGAGCAATCTCTTTGGCACTTTTGCCCCGATATTTCTCGGGAATGTCATCTTCGACTTGCTCTTGCTTTACAGGTTCTGCTGTTTGTTCAGCAGGTAAGTCAGTACTCACTTCAGTTTTAGCGTCATCAACGCCTTCTTCAATAAAACCAGCCATATTTCTCTCCGTGCCTTAACAGCATTAAGAAAAGAACTTCTTTACAATTGCGGGGTTCTCTTATCCGCTTACTACTATTTCCATTCCTCGCTTCTGCCGGTCTTTCTTTCCCAAGCAATATGCGATTCACGGCGTTTCTCCCAGGCCATTGCGGCTCCAGGAAATGCTCCGGTAATACCCTCTAGTGATACTCTCGGAGCAGCGATGAGTCTGGTAGCGTCGTTTCCGCAGTGAGGGCACTGCACGACTTTTACCGTATCATCAATAAACTTTTCAGTTACGTGGCCTTTGGCACACTGAAAATCAAACATCCTTTTCATTTAATAAGTCCTCGTAGGCAGTTTGTGACAGTCCTTTTAGTCCAATTAAGTAGTCTAGGATGTCTACTTGTCCTTTACGGAACTCAAAATTGTCTTTGCCGCAGTTGCGAATGTCTTCATACTGCTCAAGCATCGCTTTTAAGTCTTCAACTAACTGTGCCCACGCTTTGGTGGACATCATTGTTAGTCTATCTTCATAATATTGTTGTAATTCTGGCGACATTATTTGTATTATAGCAAAATATCTCTTGACAAGCAACTATAAGTAGTGTATAATTCTTGTTTTATTCATTGGAGATCCTATGCCTTACCATTACACCCTAACAGAGCAGGAAAGATCCGACTTATTAACTTGGGCCAAAGAAGGTCTTGGCTATACAGAGATTTCTAAGCGCCTAAACAACAAAATAACAAGGCAGCGAGTAGAGCAAATCTGTAAAAAACACAAAATTAAAGCAACCGAACTAAAATATGCTAAAAAACAAAAAGAATTCGAAGAAAAGATGGTTGCAAAGTGGGGTAAAAAATGGAACGACCTCCAATATCGCAAATCTTTCCTGTATCAGGCAATGCGAGAGAAGTTTAGGAATAAAAGAGCCAATTGCACGAGAACTGGTCAAGAGTTCTCTGTTGAGTTTGGCGACTTAGACTTCCCTACACACTGCCCAATACTGGGTATCGAACTGGACTACTTTAATGACGAAGGTTATTTAGATAACTCACCGTCATTTGACAGAATTGACCATAATAAAGGCTATGTCAAAGGCAATGTTGCTGTTATTTCAATGCGTGCAAATCGAATCAAAAATAACGGAACTGCCGCAGAACATAGAAAGATAGCCGATTTTATCGATTTTGCCTTGCAGCAACGACCTGCAGGTTAGCAATCTCTTTCTTGGTATCGATGTCTTTCTCTTTTAGGGCTAGATTAGCAACCTTGACACGGCGCTCAAAGTCATCGGTGGCGTTAGGACCGCTTCCGAGGTACTTAGAAGCACTCGCAGCCACGGATGCTTGCAGTTCTGCAGGCGCTAACTGGGTATCTACCACGTCTTTAGCCGCCTTAGCCTGATTTGCATATACTTCAGAAGCCAGTTTCTGGTTCTGGAGTTGGGCATTTTCAATCTGCAACTGCATCGTAGCCATCTGCATCTGCTGTTGCTCAGGATTGGGCTGCAGCATCTGATCCAATTGCTGGATTAACTGCTCACGATTAGCCAATCCGCTGTTCTCAACGATGGCTTTCATCACCAGCGGCACGATAGGACTATCCGGTCCGAGTGTCTTAAGCAGGTTCATAAACTGCATTTGCTCGTATTCGCGTGCGATGATGCCAAGATTGGACGCAGGAATGAACGCAAAGTCCTTAGAAGGATAGTTCTCTGGATCAAACTGCATAAATCGATAAGCAGCCTTATTCACAAATGGAATCAAGAACTGCTCTTGGAAGTTAATCAGAGTACGCTTGTTCTTCTTGATGATGTTGGACAGGCCAGCAGAGAGGCCAGCACCATCGCCAGAGGTGGCTGCAGGCAGTGCGGCAGAATCTACCGTTCCGGTTGCCATCAGCAACATACGCATGAACTCGTTAGCCGTGGTCAGATTGCCTGGATCGGTGTTACCAAACTTAAACGGCTGCAGAATCTCAGTAGGATTGCCGTTGGTTAGGATAGTCTTACCAGGACGCACCTCAAACTTAGCACCGCGAGGCAGACGAGTTGCATCGATACCCATCATCGGCACAGTGGTCAGTGCCAGCGAATCAAGGTGAGCACGGATCTGTGCATCGATCGCCATTTGGCTGTTATAGCCCTTTTCAGCCACACCACGGCCCCAGAAACGATTGGGCATGGAGTCATACTGGAAAGCCACCACAGGGCGGTCCTTCATCATGTATGGGTTTTCTTCGGCCTTCAGCAGATCACCGTCGTTAGCAATCACGACAATGGCTTCCACCAGTTCCGTGTAGTCAGCGGCTTCGCTGCCGAACTCTTCCGTCTTGTCTTGGAAAATCTTGACAATCTGCTCACCAGAGTCAGCCTCTAGCAGATACTTCGGCACAAGTCCGTAGTAGCGCAGCAACTTTACTTTGCCGTTCTGATACTCTACATTTTCCTGCGTCGGCTCCATGTCGCTATCGACAGCAGCGGGGCCAAGATTGTCCACTTTTTTGTAGATGCCAGACTCCATTCCAGCCACAACGGAATGAATCGACACATACTCTTCAATAGCGCAGCCAAGTGCGTCTTCGATGCTGGTAGCATTGGGGTCAATGAGGAAGTTACGCGGATTGATGGGGTTCAAGCCAACAGTGAACTTCTTGGTCTCTTCCACGCCAAATGCGGTAACACCCATCTCAATGATAGGCCGCATTGTGGGCTTCATCTCTGTCTTCTCGGCAATCACTACCTCACCGATGCCTGTACCGTATAGAGCGCCTAAGAGAATGCTGTCAGAAATGGACTTTCGTACTCGGTTCTTTTTAAAATCCTCATACATCTGATTCTTGACTGCTTCGATGTCAGTCCTGTCCTGGTCTTTACCATCGTCGATGATGTCAAAGAACTTCTCTCCGCGACCAAAGACTGCCTCTTCAATCTCTGCAGACTGTGACTCAATGGCCTGCTGCAGAGCAGGAGTAATCATTTTGGAACGCTCAGAGTCGCGTGTGCTGTCCTCGCCTGCCCAGATACCGCGCCAGAGGCGCTCATAGGCTTTCCAGTCTTCTAGGTAGTTCTCATCGCGCTGATCGCGCCATTCGATACAGCGATCTAAAACCCAGTTAGTGATCTGGGATTCTTTGGAGTCGTAGGTTTGGTCGTCCATTATTAGTCCTCTAGGCTGTTGCCGATGCTGTCTTCAAACGGAGATGCATACTCTTCTTTCATATCCTCTTCCTCGTCAGCCTGCACAGGAAGGAAGATGTCCTTGTCTTTAAGACCGGCTTCTTTGGCTGCGGTGATGATCTTCATCAAGCACTCAGCACTGAACTTGTATTCCATCTCTTCTTTGATGGCTTCAAAGACCATAGGATTCTTAACGAGTGCGTCCCAGTTTAGGGGCACAAACTCTTCTTCTTTTTCGCCAGACATCATCATTCCGTAGTGCATCTAGGTCTCCTTAATAACCAGATATTCTATCTAGTGGTTGAAACTCTTCATCTTCGTAATCGCTCATATATTCTGCAATGGCGATCTGGTCGATGTAGGACAAAGCATCTATCAAGTCATCGTGGACTTGAGTGTTCGGAAAGTTAAGCAGTTCGTCAGTGACTTCAGAAACCCAGACTGCGTCGTTAAACACAATCTTGCCGTGCTCAAAGCGGCCCTGTAGTGACCAAGTAATCCTGTCAGTCTTCTTCTTATTTCCGTGTGTTAAGTCTTCAATTCTGAAATACTTGTTGTTGCGGCGCATCAAATCGCTTAGGTATGGCAGTACCGCGTTTTTAAGCGCTCCTCGTTCAATGCCCACGCATAGTGGTTCGTAATCTCTGACGGCATCGAAGATTCTTTGGGCTGTCTCTTTGATGTCCCAGCGTCCGTATTCGATATTGGCGACCCACCACGTTCCATCAACGCAGACCTTAACAACAGCAATAGCAGACTGGTCGAGTCTTTTCTTTTTTGCAGTTGTGGCAGCGGCAACATTTTCGAAGCCAGCCAAGTCCACTGCGATATAATATCTTCCGTGTACTGGTTCATCATCATCTACTTTAATCCACTCTTCTTTAAAGATGCCACCGCTTGCTGCTTCAAAGGATGCCAAGAACTCGGTTCTGAAGGCAAAACTGGACATACTCTTTTTTGCTGTCTCAATTTCTTTTGGGTCCAGCAGCGGATTGTCGAAACTGGTGAAGTGCCAGGATTTGTAATCTTCATCTTTGTTATCGTTGCCGTAGGTATACAGTTCCCAGAAATGGTTCCTTCCCATCGGCGTACCAATAAACAGAGCCTTGCCTTTTAAGTCTGCTAATGCTGGCCTCAGAATTTGTTCAAAGACAGTTGGTCTCATGTCGCCGTATTCGTCTAATACGACGAATTTAAGACTGACGCCACGCATTGTCTCTGGTCTATCAGCGCCTTTGAGACTAATCATCGCGCCGTTGACCAACTTAATCTGCATATTGTTAATATGCGATGATTCAATAACTGGATGCGCTAAATCCAGCAGGGTCTGCCACATAATATCTCTGGCTTGTCCCTGCGTTGGCGCAATATACCACACATGACCACGATCTGCCTGCAGTGCTTCAACTATGAGCATCCATGCTGCTAATCTTGACTTACCAGTACGACGGCCTGCAGCAACTACCTTAAATCGGTGATTGTCATTCCATACATCTTGCTGCCAAGGAAGTAACTTAATCTCTAGATTCAAAGTCTACGTCCTCGGCGTCTATTGTGTTCTCTTCAGTGGCGCTGACAGTGCCTACGCCGCTGATGTTGATCGTTATACCTTTATTGCCAGTAACTCCGCTTTTTTCAAAATAGGAGACAGGTAAAAGGCGGTCTGCACACATCTTGAGCATCGCTGCCTGGTCCTTATCAGTAGGATCTAAGGCTTTCTTGATGATGGTCTCAATGATGTGGTCACCTTTGGTGGTGAGCAACCTTGCATGAAACTCTCTAATCCGTGCT